AAGGGAGTACACCGCAAGTCAATAATGGCGGTGGAAGCGCCGGACATCCTATTCAGGATGATGATATAGTCTCATCTGCATGGCAACATGCAGCAGCCGAAAGGCGGATTGAGTTTGACGGACTCAGTTGAAGAAAATGTTTATACACGGAAAAGAGTGGGCGGCGACATCACGAATTATAATGCTATAAAAATCGGCACGATTGAGGCATAATCCAATAGGAGGGATAACATGACAAGAGATTTATTTTCAAATTTAGCTTTTTATAACGCGTTTATTCCCGGGCCTTCCGCAGTAGCGGCGGGCGCGACTGAAGGGAATACGATTGATATGAGGGGATTCAATGCGGCGGCTATGGCTATCGCGCTGACCAGCTTCTGTTCAGGCGGTGCAAACGGTGGGGGCGATTATATTATATTCTGCCTACAGCATGGCACGGCGAGCGCGGCGGGCGTTGACCAGTGGTCACTCGTTCCGGAATCACAGCTCATACATAGTGTTATGGGTGGATACGATTCAACAGCGGAAACCGGATTGATTATGTCGATCACTTCGGCTACGGAAATTACCGGATCAACTCAGGCATCGATAGTTCTTAGGGTCGGTTACAAGGGAGACGGAACTCACAGATATTTGAGATTGCATTATTCAAATGTCGGCAACGCTTCGGGATGTTATGTAGGGGCTATTTGTGTTCTTGGCCTTCCTGCGGATTGGCCGATAAACAGCCCTGTATAAGGGATGAAATAAAAGAGGGGTGGATATACTGCCCCTCTAATTTTCAAGAGGAGTTTTAAAAAATGACAAAAAGAGATGATACATATCAAAATTCAAAAGTTGCTTTACCTCAGGGCGGGGACAGATTAACGATAGACTCTGATGGATATCTGGATTTTTACAGCACTGAAGTTGCAGGATCATTGCTTAAAAAATTTCTGTATACGAATCACATCAAATACAGCGTTCAGACTACGGCGGCTGTGTTATCTGTAGTTAATTTAAGGGTCGGAGTTAATTTTTTAGCTCCATCTGTAGGCGGTTCTAATATGTCCGCTTGGCTTCCGTCTTGTACTATCGGCGATGAGATAACCGTTATGCTCGGACACGGGCCACTTGTGGAAAGTGTTTTATCTTTGTACATAAGCACTTCGGGCTGTTCTATTCTGGGTCAGGTGTTCAGAGATGCTTCCGGCGTAAGTCTGCATACTTCTAATTTATCTACTGGATGGATTAAGTTTAAATGTTTTGTAGACGGGGAATGGGCTATAGTTGCCCGCGCTGGCAGACAGGTCGTAGAGCATTAACGGGGGGATTTATGGCAGATACATCATATGTAGAAAAAGTTTACAGACGACAAGAGGGAGACGTGCTTGTTGTTGCCGATCATGGAGAATTGGTGGTCGAGTCCGGCGGACTTTTAAGTGTAGAGTCCGGAGGCGAAATCAATGTTGAAACTGGAGGGGCGATAACTTACCAGACCGGAAGTTATTTAAATGTTGAAAGTGGCGGCGAGATTGATGTCGAGTCCGGCGCACATGTAGACGTAGAATCCGGCGGTGTGGTACATCTTGAAGCGGCTGGAAGTTTACTGAGATTTTTTTCAGCAGAAGATTACACGGCCACTCAGATATCGGCATTGATGAGGTCAATGACTTCTTTGGAATTGACAAATCATTCAACTGCGGGAACTACACTGTCAACGCTTGGCGGAAGTCAGCCTACAGTAATACCGTCAACAATCGGGATTTTGCAGATATCCTGTTCGGCGGCATTAGTAGCTGGTTCCATGAGATTGTTTTCAGGGGTTACAGGACAGACTTTAAAAATAAGATTTGTGCCGGACATGGCCGGCGCGCACGCGACTATTACAATTTATACATCTATCGGCGGAATATCGGGGGTTAAGATTTTCGGATCGGCACGGGTTGAAATATCAACACTGTTACTTAAGTGTTCAACCAATTCTCAGGCATCCGTCGAATTATTATGTATAAAAGATGGTTCTTGGGCGATTAAACAAAGTTCGGCTACACAGGTAACTGAACAGTCGGCGGCATAAGGAGAGATTATGAAGATTAAAATGTTAAAGACTCAAAGAGGATCGGTGGACGGCATCCATGTACAGGCTTACACAGCAGGGACTGAATACGAATTATCCGGAAATCTTTTAAAAGTATTTCTGGATAATAAATGGGCTTCGGAAGTTGTTGAAGCTAAAGCTCAGTCAGTACCTGAGAATAAAATGGAGTCCGCGCCTGTCGAAAATAAAAAAGAAAAGAGGGACAAGAAGTGATCAACGAAAAATCATCGCCTGATAATCGCGTCTGGAAAGTTACAACTCATCCAGCTACAGAGCCTATAACTTTACAAGAGTTGAAGGACTTTGCGAGAATTGACGGCACGGATGAGGACACACTTCTTAATAGTTTTATAGAGTCGGCGAGACGGGCTTGTGAAAATTATCTGGGGCGCGCTCTGATTGAGCAAACGATAACCATGAAAATGGATTTATGGCCGAGAATAATAATTGAACTTCCCCGTCCGCCGCTCATCTCTATAACGGCAGTCGAGACGCTTGATGAGAGCGATGTGGCAACAGCATACGCAAGTAGTAATTATTTTATAATTACTACAAGCGAGCCGGGAAGTCTGGTAATAAAAATTGGTGCAAGTATGCCAAACAATACAGCGAGAAATTATGGCGGATATCAGATACGTTATAAAGCTGGTTACGGGTCGTCAAAAACTGACGTTCCTTCGGCGATAAGAGACGGCATTAAATTATGGGCTACAGATATTTATGAAAATAGATTTGTAAGAGATGAGCCGCCTCCGGAAGCGATGAGCTTATTATATCCTTATAGAGTTTTGAGGGCTGACTAAATGTGGATGACTCCTAAATTAGGACGGCGGATACAAATTCAGAAAGCCGTACAGACTGAAAATAAGGACGGGGGATTTGATATTACTTATGAAACATTGATAACCGTCTGGGCAGGAGTTGCGCCTGCGAAAACAGGACTGAATAAATACATCGAAGCTATAAGAGGAGAGACAACATCAGCAACAGAGACACACGAATTTATCGTAAGACAGACGGCGGTGTGGGGACTTGGGAAGGAATATACAAGCGCGTTCTCATCAGCGTTTAAAAATATGGGTGACATCGCGCCGATTAAAAGCGATATGTTTATTTTCATGCAGGAAGGGTCAACGGTGAAAGGCCGGTTGTTTCGAGTGACCTCATTGATGAGAGATGAGGAGCGCGGGGAATATTTTAAATTTAGATGTCGAGAGATTGAAGAACACGGGACAGGATGGCCTTCGTAAAATGGTAGAAACAAAATACATAAAGGCGACATCGGACAAACTGAAAAAGCTCGGAGATAATCTTTATACCCAGGGTTTTAAAGTACCTGGATTGGTCAACCGGACTTTGTTCACGCATGGAAACCACATGAGAAACGCGATAGTGTCCGCCATGAAAAATACACAGAGGGCGACATGGTTTTATAAAGTGACGAAGGCGGGCAAGACACATAAACCGTCCGCGCCTGGGTATCCGCCCGCTATAAACACCGGCGAACTTTCACGCAGTTATAATTTTGACGTTGGGAACATGGAACTTGAAATAGGATCGAGAGCTAAATATTCAAAATTTCTCGAAGATGGAACAGTGAACATGGAAGCGCGTCCGGTTCTTGATCCGACGGTCGAGGCGTACAAAGACGGGATATTTGAAGACCTCGGAAAAATAGCGCAGGATATTACAGCGGAATCTTTTAGAAATTCAGGGATTACAAAACGATGAGAATATCTCCGATAGTGATAAGATTAAGAACTGCAATAACTGATTATGTAATTGCAGGCGCGGCGGAATTGGACGTTGCTATACGAAACGTCTTAAAAAAAGACTGCATGTTTGTCGTGCCGATATCGGAGTCTTGCGCGGATAATCAAAAAGACTCTGGGATAGATCAAAAGATTATAGAGCGGTTTGCGGTGGTTGTCGCTCTGGCAAACGATGTAAGCGATAAAGAAAAGACCGGCGTGCTTGCTTATGACAAATTACACGAGATAAGATCAAGATTATTCAGGGCTTTTCTCGGTTACGAAATAAACGGCGCGGAAAGCAACATCTATTATAAGGGCGCGACTTTGTGGGGAATTAACGCCGCGTATCTCTGGTATCAATATGACTTTGAAATCACAACACGGATTGTTCAATATGACGGATATAACGATGTGACCGGAGCGAACGATGCGATAGAAGGACAGATTAGAAATCTACAGCAGAGGTCAACGATTGACGACTTGAATAGTATTTACAGTCAGTTCTTATTGTGGCCGGATGCTGATCTTCCGTGGACTGGAGATATCCCAATTGATACGAGCTTACCGGATATGAGTACATTTATTGATTTTACGGACGATCCGACTGCCGGGGCGTTTGACAGAAGTTTTGGAGAAGGTTTTGATTTTTATAAAATTTTAAACAGAAGAATATAATAGGAGGTGGCGATATGGACGAGGCTTACAGATTCGTTAAACCGTTAAAAGGTCTGATTGTACGAGATTCTACAAGCAAGGCGATAATTCCAGAGACGGGAACTATGGTTCCGTGGATAGGGCCGGAAGGTCGGTACTGGAGACGCAGGCTTAAAGATGGATCGATTACAATCGAAGAACAGCCAATAACGGAAGTTAAAGAAGAAGTCAAACCAGTTTACAAAAAATATACTAAGGAATAGAGGAGGATAACAATGATAGTATTTAATAATATACCGGCCACAATAAGAACGCCGGGAGTTTATACAGAGATTGATAATAGCCGCGCTTTAAAAGGTCTGGTCGCAAATCCGCACAAGGTTTTAATAATCGGAGAGAAAAAATCGGATGGCACGGCTTCAGTCGAGACGATCAAACAGATAACGTCAAAAAATTTAGCAGATGGATATTTTGGAGTGGGTTCTATTCTATCCCGGATGTGTGCTGTTTTTAAAGATAACAATCCGAATACGGAACTTCATGCAATCGCACTTTCAAAAACCGGCGGGACAAAGGCCGAAGGATTGATTAAATTTGATTCTGGATTATCAGCTACAGCAAATACGACTTATTATTTGCTAATCAACGGCAAGAAAGTAACGACTACACTCAATTCAGCATGGAGCATTGTTGACGTATGTTCAGCAATCGTGGCGAACGTAAACGCAGATTCTACTCTGCCAATTCACGCGTCTGTTTCTGCGAGCGCGGCGGGCAGTAATCATATTTGTATGGTCGCGACTCAGAGCGGAACACTTGGAAACTATATTGACATCAGAGTAAATTATTATACAGGGGAGAGCAATCCCGCGGGCTGGTCAATAAACGGAATTTCATATACTACATTAACAGGCGGGGCAACTGATCCATCGCTTAACGATGCTTGGGCTATTATAGATAATGAGCAGTATCATTATATAATTCAACCTTACTGGGACGCGTCAAATCTTACAAGCATTGAAGCTGAACTTGCTGACAGATTTAAACCTCTTGAAGATATGCAGGGACATGGATTCTGCGGATATCGCGGGACTCAGGCCAGTTGTTCGACTCTTGGCAATACCCGAAACAGTCCTCACAATACGATTATCGGAGCTTACGGATCACCGACATCCCCGATAGAGTGGGCGGCGGCACTGGGTGCGGTTGCGGCGTGGAATTTAAACAACGATCCGGCCCGGCCTTTACATACGCTTACACTCAAAAACGTATTACCTCCGATTGTCGATGCAAGATTTACACGTTCGGAAAGGGACATACTTCTTTATGATGGTATATCAACTTTCATCGTAGATTCTGGTGGAAATGTTCAGCTTGAAAGGGTCATCACTACTTATCAGAAAAACTCTTTTAACACCGCCGATCCTTCGTATCTTGATATTCAAACTCTGGCAACTCTGGGAGAAATCAGATACCAGTACAAGACAAGAATGTTGAACAGATTTATCCAGCCACGTTTTAAATTGGCCTCGGATACTTTCCCCGTACAG